TAAAAAAGAATACTGCGGTCGTGGTAAGGAGTACAAGTTTGATGCTAAAAAAGAATACAACAACATTAATAAACAAGAAGAAGAAAACCCAGAAAGTTTACCATTCTAAACATTAACAAAACTTTAACAACTATGAAAACGCAAAAAGAACAAATCAAAAAACACTTATTAAGCAGAAAGTCAATCACTCCTATTCAAGCGTTAAATAAATTTGGTTGCCTTAGACTTGCAGCCGTTATTTACAAGCTAAAGAACGAAGGATTAAAAATTATGACTGAAATTGAGTATAATAAGAAGAAACAATTTGCAAAATATAGGTTAGTATAGTATATTTGTAACGGATGTAGGATATCCATTATTAAACTTATTGGTCCAACGCTGAACCCCTAATCCTACTGGGGGGAACGCTGCGGACCTTTTTTATTTTATGAGTAAAGACCCAGCGGTGCTATTTTACACTTCTGATTTTTTAAGTGGCACTTTTACAATGTCTAATGAACAAGTTGGAATGTATATCCGTTTACTTTGTTTACAACATCAAAAAGGAAAATTAACTGAAAAGGATATGCTAAGCATATGCAGAGCATATGATGTTGACATTTGGAGCAAATTTAAAAATGAAAATGGTGCATTTTATAACGAAAGAATGTACAATGAAACTGTTAGAAGGCAAAAGTTCTCAGAATCAAGGCGAAATAATGCTAAATCTACTAAAAATGAAAGCACTAGCAAAGCATATGCTAAGCATATGGAAACTGAAACTGAAAATGAAACTATAACTATAAATAAAACTAAAGCTAAAATTGAAATACTTGACTCAAAGTTTGAAGAATGGTGGTTATGGTACGATTACAAAGTTTCTAAGGATAAAGCAAAAAAGTCTTGGAATAAGTTAAATGAAAATGAAAAAGATTTAGCTTTACAATCCGTTCAAGCCTATGTACAATCTACCCCAGATAAAACATATAGAAAACATCCAACAACATATCTAAACCAAAAATGCTTTAACGATGAAATCATCAACAGAAATACAAAAAATCAATCAAGGATTAGCCCAAAAGTTACCATTGAACAGTTACACGAAGCACATTCTAAATTCTTTAGCGAAAGGAGATAACGGAGGTGTTTTTAACGAACTTTGCAGGTTTAAAGACAAAGGCGAAGTTTTACCAGTAAAAGTTATTCAGTTAGTTCCAGTAAGCGAAAGGCTTCCAGCTTTAACTAAGATTTATGGGAATGAAAAAATATCTGGCATTTTATCAATAGCAATAACTAAGGCTTTGAATAACTTTAATTTGAGGGTTGGAATGAATGCAGAGCAAATTTTACAATTATCTTACTCAATCATTGAAGAGGCTGAAGCAGATCAATTAGCTATTCAAGATGTTCTATTATTTTTAGACGGAATGGTTAAATACAAATACGGCAAAGTCTATGATAGAATGGATATGCCTACATTCTTTGAAATGTTTGAGGTGTATCGTCAACAAAGACACGATGAGTTTGTTAATTTTATGGAAGAGCAACACGCTCAAAATAAGTCTTACGGAGATAGCAACCGAATGTCAACCGATACAGACAAAGAAGCTAATCGTAATGCTATGAATGAGTATTTAAAAACAATGTCAAAATAATTGCCCCCAAATTTTTAATCATTAACAGAGTGGTGTTTGTTATGTCGAAAATGGGGGCATTAAAACTTTAAACTATGAAAACAGCAATGATGGAATTAAGGGATATTTTAGAAAATTGCAAAATGTTTGATATAACTGATGAACAAAAATCAATTTTTAGTTCTATTATTTATCAAATAGATATTTTTTTACTTGAAAAAGAAAAAGAGCAGATAATAGATGCTTTTGAGCAAGGTATTGAATTTAGTTTCCCTACAAATGGTTCTTATTACTACAACCAAACCTATAACCAAAATAAATAACTATGAAAATAACAAAAAATTATACTTTTGAATATATAAATTTAGAAAAATATGAATTAAAAAAGATATTTAATAAATTAATATTTGGAGGGTTTATTTGTGGGTTTTTATTAGGATTTTTAATAGGATTTATATTTTTTTATCAAAAATAAATAACTATGAAATGGATTAAATTTTTCTTTATTAGTGTTCCTTTAGCACTAATTTTAATAACAACTGCAAACCTTTATTTTGAATTTAAACGATGGATAAAATGATAGTGAGTGGTGCGGAAAATGCAAGACCAATTAAAATGATAGACATAGAAACAAAAGAAGTAACCATATTTAAAAGCATAGCCTATGCAGTAAGAACAACTAAAGTTCCAGAATACTCAATTAGGCAAGGTTTAAGTCCTTTAGCTAAGAAGCGATTTGAAGTAAATGGTAGAACTGTTGTTTTTAGAATACATAAACCCTAACTTTGCCTTATGGCATTAACTCCATTACCAAAACTATTAGAAAAGACACAAAAGGTTATAAACGCTTATGTTCGTAAAAGAGATGAGGGTTTGCCTTGTATATCTTGCGGAAGTCCTAACGCTAATCAAGCTGGACACTATTTCCCAGTTAAAGGATATTCAGCTTTAAGGTTTAACGAATGGAATATCAACTTACAATGTGCTGGGTGTAATATGTATAAACATGGCAACCAAGCTATGTACAGAATTGGATTAGTACAAAAATTAGGCGAACCAGCGGTAAAAGGATTGGAAACAATAGCAACAAGAGTTAAGGTTTACAAATGGTCCAGAACAGAACTAAACGAATTAATAGAAAAATATGGCGAAACTAAGTAGTAACGGCAAAGTTAGCTTTGGCAAAAGAAAGGCTGGTAAAGCAAAGAAATCATATAACAAACATTCTCCTAAGCCTAAGGCTTACAGAGGACAAGGTAGATAGTATGAAAGACACATTCGCAAAAAGAGAGTATAAATGTAAGTGCGGTAGAATAACCGAAGACTATGTTTGGCAGTCTTTGTTAGAGTTCCATAAAGTAGAGTGTTTTAAGTGCGGAAAGGAACTAAGCATTGAAAGCATAAAAGTCAAAGAAAAAACACAATTGCCATCTATTAGAACTGACACAAAAAACCGATAATGAAAATAACAGACATTAAACCTAATCCAGAAAACCCAAGAATAATTAAAGACCATAAGTTTAAGCAACTTGTTGAGTCTATTAAGTCCTTCCCCCAAATGCTGGAACTTAGACCTATTGTTATTGATGAGAATAACATTGTCTTAGGCGGTAATATGCGTTTAAAGGCTTGTACTGAAGCTGGACTAACAGATGTGCCAGTTATATACGCAAAAGACTTAACTGAAGAACAAAAGAAAGAATTTATTATCAAGGATAATGTAGGCTATGGTGAGTGGGATTGGGATGACTTAGCTAATAATTGGGATGAGCAACTTTTAACTGAATGGGGTTTAGATATACCAAATTTTGATGTTATTGACGAACAAGAACAAAAAGATTTAAGCGATAAAATAAAATCCGAGTTTAAAATAGAAATTATTTGTAAATCGGAAGAAGAACAAGAAAAAACTTATAATAAACTAATAGAAGAAAACTACGAATGCCGACTTTTAACATTATAAAAACTGCAGAGCCAAAAAAAACATTCAGAGTTGCATCTGTAATGGGAAAATTTGATTTAGAAAGCAATCAAATAAAAGAACATTTTCAAGGCAACATTGATATAAATGAAAATTGGCAAATTGGATTAATTGTAGGTAAAAGCGGAAGTGGTAAAACAACCATTGCTAAACAATTGTTTCCAGATTCCTACATAACCAATTTTGAATATTCAGCAGAAACAATTTTAGATGATATGCCTAAAGATTGTTCAGTTGAAGATATTACAAAAGCTTTTAATTCAGTTGGTTTTAGTTCTCCACCATCATGGTTAAAACCTTATTCCGTTTTATCAAATGGAGAAAAAATGAGAGTTGACCTTGCAAGAGCAATACTTTCTGAACAAAACTTTTTTGTATTTGATGAGTTTACAAGCGTTGTAGATAGAAATGTAGCACAAATAGGTTCTTTTGCAATGCAAAAAGCTATTAGAAAAACATCAAAACAATTTATAGCAGTAACTTGTCATTATGATGTAGAAGAATGGTTATTACCAGATTGGGTATTTGATACTGATTCAATGACCTTTCGCAATTGCGATGGGCAAAAAAAAAATAGACCAGACATCAAATTTGAAATATTCCAAACAAGCGATAAGTCAATCTGGAAAGTCTTTGCTAAGCATCATTATTTAAGTCATACACATAATAACGCTGCATCTGTTTATTTAGCATTTGTAAATGACCAATTAGCAGGATTTTGTAGTGTTTTACATTTGCCTCATCCAGTTGCTAAAAACATTAAAAAAGTACATAGATTGGTTATTTTGCCAGATTATCAAGGATTAGGCATAGGAATTCAATTTTTGAATGAAATAGGCGAATATTATATAAAAAATGGTTGGAGATTTACAATTGTAACATCTGCTCCAAGCTTAATATTTGGCTTAAAAAAACATAAAAACTGGATTTGCAAAAACTTTGGAAGAAAACCACCACAAAACTTAAATACTGGTAACCCAATAAGTACAATAAAAACAGATAGTTCAAATAGATTAACAACCAGTTGGGAATTAATTTAACTTTGTAATTCAATGAAAATACAGTGAGATATGGCGAACGAACAAAATCTAAAACCATTTCCTAAAGGAGTATCTGGCAATCCAGCTGGTAAGCCTAAAGGAGTACAAAATAGCAAGACAAGACTTTTGCGTTTACTTGAATTAGTGACTAAGGTTAGAAACCCAGTTACTGGCGAAGAAGAAGAATTTAGCATAGCAGAACAATTGGATATGCAGATTATAGCTAAGGCAAGAAAAGGCGATTTAAAAGCCTATGAGATAATTTTAGACCGATTAGAAGGTAAGCCTAAGCAATCAACAGAGGTAGAGGTAAGCGGTGGAATGAGTATCACTTGGGAAGAGAAAAAAACATACATTGGAAAAACTGGTAGCCTATAATGGAACTTTCTATAAAACAAACCATAGCTTTAGATTTACTTGAAGATAAAACCACAAACGAAATCTTATTCGGTGGTGGTGCTGGTGGTGGCAAGACTGCATTAGGTTGTTACTGGCAGTTAAAGCAAAGGTTAAAATATCCAAATACAAGAGGTTTGATAGGTCGTGCGGTCCTAAAGACACTTAAAGAAACTACATTGGTTTCGTTCTTTCAAGTAGCTAAGTTACAAGGCTTAGAAGCTGGTAAGCATTACAAGTACAACGGACAAATGAGCCAAATAGAATTATTTAACGGCTCCGTAATTCTACTCAAAGACCTTTACGCTTATCCTTCCGATCCAAACTTTGACGAATTAGGTTCGTTAGAGATAACCGATGCGTTTATTGACGAGGCTAACCAGATAGAAGATAAAGCACGAAATATCATCAAATCAAGGATTAGATTCCAATTAGACGAGAACAATCTTATTCCTAAGGTTCTTTACACTTGTAACCCTGCAAAGAATTGGACCTATTCGGAGTTTTACAAACCGCAGGTAGATAACACAATAGCACCGAATAAACGATTTATTCCTTCCCTCATTGACGATAACCCATTTATCTCTAAGCACTACAAAGAAAACCTTTTAACCTTAGATACAGTTTCAAAGGAGCGTCTGCTATTTGGTAACTGGGAATATTCCAACGATCCATCAACTTTAATAGACTATGATAAAATTCTTGACTCTTTTAATAGCGGCTATTTACCTACTGGTCCACGCTATATTAGTTGTGATGTTGCTCGTTTTGGTAGCGATAGCACTGTTATTGGCATCTGGGATGGCTTTAGGGTTAAGCTACATCAGTACAACGGCAAGTCGGTTGTTGAAGTGGCTGAAATAATCAAACGCTTTCAATCGGAGTTCCAAATACCAACATCTCAAATAGTCATTGACTCTGACGGGGTGGGCGGGGGAGTTTGTGACCTGCTTGTTGGTTGCAAGAACTTTGTAAATAATAGTTCTCCATTAGAAAACCCAATTACAAGACAAAAGGAAAACTTTGACAACCTTAAATCTCAATGCTATTACAAGTTAGCAGAGTACATAAACGACAACAAGATATTTATAAATGCAAGTGGCACAATCAAAGAAAAGATTATCCAAGAGTTAGAACAAGTGAAACAAAAGTCAGTAGACAATGACGGCAAAAAAGGAATTATTCCTAAAGACAAAGTGAAAGCGTTGATAGGTCGTTCTCCAGACTTTAGCGATTGTCTTGCAATGCGAATGGTTTTTGAATATACTCCTAAATTTCAAGTGAGCGTATTTTAATACAAAATAAGTAACTTTGACTAAAATATACACAAATGG